GATATCTTGGCCAACAAGGCGCACAAAAAGGGTCAAGCGGCCCTTATCCTAGCAGTTCTAGTGGTAGTCGCTTTGGTACAACCGAAACTGAACACGCAATTGATGCTGAACATATTGTACATTTAAGTTTAAGCGAAGGTTTAGACAATAACTTTCCATTTGGCAACAGCTTATTGGAGAACATCTTTAAAGTTTATAAACAAAAAGAACTATTAGAAGATGCTATTTTAATCTATCGTATACAACGTGCTCCAGAAAGACGTGTATTCCACATTGACGTGGGCAACATGCCAAGCCATTTAGCTATGGCATTTGTAGAACGTGTTAAGAATGAAATACATCAAAGACGTATTCCAAGCCAAAGTGGTGGTGGACAAAACGTTATTGACTCAGCATATAACCCTTTAAGTATTAACGAAGACTATTTCTTTCCGCAAACAGCAGAAGGTCGTGGTTCAAAAGTAGAAACACTGCCAGGCGGAACCAATTTAGGTGAAATTGATGACTTAAAGTACTTTACTAACAAGTTATTCCGTGGTCTGCGCATTCCAAGTTCCTATCTGCCAACAGGCGCAGACGACTCGCAAGCGTCATATAATGACGGCCGAGTAGGTACAGCATATATTCAAGAACTACGCTTTAACAAGTACTGTGAACGCTTACAAAGTCTTGTAACATCAGTGTTTGATGAAGAATTTAAAATGTATATGAGCGCAAAAGGCTTAAACATTGATTCAAGTTTGTTTGAATTGAAGTTTAATCCACCTTTAAACTTCGCAAGTACACGTCAAAGTGCGCTTGATGGTGAACGTATCAACACATTTAATACCATTCAAGCAGTGCCTTACATGTCAAAACGCTTTGCGTTGAAACGATTCTTAGGTCTAACAGACGAAGAAGTAGCAGAAAATGAACGCATGTGGGGCGAAGAAAGCGGAAAAGGCCAACCTACATACACCGATGCCGCTGGAGAATTACGTTCAGCAGGACTAAGTGCCGCAGGTATTGAAGGTGACTTGGGTATGTCAGGAGATTTAACAGCACCTGACGGTATGGAAGGCGATATAGACGGAGCAGACGCCGCTGGCGGAATGGCTCCAGCAGTGGCTCCAGGCCCTGCTACACCACCTGCCGCATAAATACATCATGATCCTTAGAGAATTATTTTATATTGACCCTGATACTAGACATACCGCTAACGACATGCGGTATGATCCTAAACGCGACTCAGGTGTAGTTAAGAGAAGTGATACTCGTAAAACTAGATTGACACTACGTCAAATAAACCAACTTCGCAAATCAAGCGAAGCACACATCTTAGAACAAGAAACAGAATTAAGTTTTATTAACACAATGTATGCAACGCCGGCACCGGCGGCATAAATAACTCGATTTAATAAAAACTAGTCGTTTTTAGGCTATATCGTACCGCTTTTGTAATTAAAGTGTAAATATAATACAGCCTTGTATAACCATCATTCACAGGAGATCTAACAATGACTGACCGTACCCAATTTGAAGCCATGCTTGAGGCATTGATCAATGAAGATCAAGAAACAGCAAAAGAAATTTTCCACAATATCGTAGTAGCAAAATCACGCGAAATCTATGAAGAACTTTTAGAAAGTGACTTTATGGAAGACGAAAAAGAAAAGAACCCGTTTAGTGATGACGAAGACGAACAAAAAGATGAGTCAATGGATGACGAAGAAGATACAGAAGCAAATCCATTTGGTGCTGATGATTCTGAAGATGACGCAGAAGCTGATGACGCAGAAGGCGAAGAAGATGACATGGACGCCGACAGCGAAGAAGACCCATTCGGCGGAGAAGATGACGCAGAAGGCGGTGACATGGAAGACCGTGTTATGGACCTAGAAGACGCATTAGACGAATTAAAAGCTGAATTTGAACAGTTAATGGCTGACGAAGAAGGTGACGACATGGGCGGTGACGACATGGGCGGAATGGACGACATGGGCGGAATGGACGACATGGGCGGCGACGAACTAGATAGCGAAGAAGATCCAATGGCTATGATGGAATACACAAAGAAAGTTGGTCTTCCAAAACACGGCGACAACGGTGCTAACGCACGTTCAATCGTGGCTAAGCCAAACAGAATGGGTGGCACAAGTGCTAACATTGCTAAGTCATTCTCAACAGAGAAAGGCGGCACTGAAGGTGGTTTAGCAAGTCCTAAATCAGGTGACTTGACAAGCGGCTTAGGCAAGATCCACAACCGTAAAGACTCAAACGCAGGCAAGACAGCGTTCAAGAAAAGTGAACCAGGTCATGGTGCTGAGAAAAAAGGTAAGGGCGAAGTAGGCGGCGTTGATAAGAGAAGTCTTATTGGCGGGCGCAATTAATTAGAAGATGACATTGAAAAATATGTTATATCTCCGAGAGAATCTCAGTTTCAACGAAGCAAAAATGATCGTTGAGTCTGATGACAAAGACGGGAAGAGCTTATACATGTCCGGGATTTGTATCCAGGGCGGTATACGTAACGCTAACCAGCGTGTCTACCCTGTGAATGAGATTGGCAAGGCTGTCAAAACCCTAAACGATCAGATTCAAAACGGTTATTCAGTTCTCGGAGAAGTAGATCATCCAGATGATCTAAAAATTAACCTGGACCGAGTCAGCCACATGATAACAAATATGTGGATGGACGGCCCTAACGGTTACGGGAAGTTGAAAATACTTCCTACCCCAATGGGACAACTAATTCGCACAATGCTGGAAAGCGGAGTGAAATTAGGAGTTAGCAGTCGCGGATCCGGAAACGTCAAAGATGACGGCTCCGGTGAAGTATCGGATTTTGAGATTATCACAGTAGATATGGTAGCTCAACCCAGTGCGCCTGGCGCATACCCAACACCAATTTATGAACACCTGATGAATAGTCGCGGTGGATTAAATGCCTTACGCATAGCGCAAGAGGTGAAAGGTGATCCTAAGGCACAGAAATATCTCAAAGAGAGCTTATTAAATATAATAAGCAAACTCCAATAATAAGGAGAATCACATGTTGGATGCACTAAAATCGTTATTTGAGAACAATGTGATTTCAGAAGAGATCAAAGAGTCAATTGAAACCGCTTTCGAGGGTCGTATCAACGAAGCTCGTGAACAAGTGGCTGTTCAATTACGCGAAGAATTTGCTCAGAAGTACGAGCATGACAAGAACACTATGATTGAAGCTGTTGATCGCATGATCACAGACCAATTAGCTAGTGAACTTGTTGAATTTGCTGACGACCGCAAGCAATTAGCCGAAATGAAAGTCAAGTATGCTAAGAAGATGAAGACAGAAAGCGCAGTTATGAAGCAATTCGTAACACGTCAACTAGCTTCTGAAGTATCTGAGTTACATGAAGATCAAAAGGCAATGGCTAGCAAGTTTGGTAAATTAGAACAATTCGTAGTAGAAGCTCTTGCTCAAGAAATTACAGAATTTTACAAAGACAAACAAGACTTGGCTCACACCAAAGTTCGTTTAGTTCGTGAAGGTCGCGAACAACTTAAGAAAGTTAAACACCAGTTTGTAGAACGTGCAGCAGGAATGGTTGATCGTGTTGTTAGTGAAAGCCTAAACGCTGAACTATCATCATTGAAAGAAGACATTGATGCCGCTCGTAGAAACGACTTCGGTCGTAAGTTATTCGAAGCTTTTGCTTCTGAATATCAAACTAGTTACCTTTCTGAGAAATCAGAAACTGCAAAATTACTCAAGGTCATAGACATGAAAGAGTTAGCAATTGCTGAAGCCGCGCAAGCTGCCGCAGACGCTGTTGCTCTAGTAGAAAGTAAACAAGCAGAAATTGTGTCTTTGAAAGAAGCACAGACAAGAAAACAAATCATGAGTGAATTACTTGCTCCTCTAAACACAGAGCAACGTGATATCATGGGTGAATTAATGGAGAGTGTAAAGACTACTAAACTTAACGAAAGTTTTGAGAAGTATCTTCCATCAGTTATTTCTGGTGGTAAAGCTCCGCAGAAGAAACAGGCACTAGTAGAGGCTAAAGAAATTACCGGAAACAAAGTTTCCAACAGCAACCGTAGCAGCGAGGTAGACAACAATATCGTTGATATCCGTCGCCTAGCTGGACTAAAATTTTAAGGAGAAATTAAATGTCAGAACTACTTAATGGCCGTTGGGCAGAAACTAAAGAAGCCCTATTAGAAGGCTTATCAGGCACTAAAAAATCAGTAATGGGTGTTACACTTGACAATACTCGCAAGTATTTGATGGAATCCCCAACTGCTGGTGCCACTTCTGCCGGCAACGTCGCAACACTAAATCGCGTGATTCTTCCAGTAATCCGTCGCGTTATGCCAACCGTTATCGCTAACGAGTTAGTTGGTGTACAACCAATGACTGGACCAGTTGGCCAAATCCATACTCTACGTGTTCGTTACGCAGACAATGGCAATGGCGTTGTAGCTGGTGAAGAGGCTCTAAGCCCATTCAAAATTGCTGAAAGTTACTCAGGTAACAACGCAGATCCAGCGAAAGCCGCTTCTACAGCAACTCTTGAAGGTGCTGCAGGTAAGCGTATGTCAATTCAGATCTTGAAACAGACTGTTGAAGCCAAGACACGTAAGTTAAGTGCTCGTTGGACTTTCGAAGCTGCACAAGATGCTCAAGCTCAGCAAGGTATTGATATCGAAGCTGAAGTTATGGCTGCATTGGCACAAGAAATCACAGCTGAAATCGACCAAGAAATTCTTGCTTCATTAGCAAGTTTAGCTGGTTCAGCAACAGAAGTTTATGACCAAGCAAACGTTAGCGGTACAGCTACATTCGTTGGTGACGAGCATGCCGCATTGGCAGTTCAAATCAACCGTGTATCTAACTTAATCGCTCAGCGTACACGTCGTGGTGCTGGTAACTGGGCAGTAGTAAGTCCATTTGCTTTAACCATTCTACAATCTGCTACTACAAGCGCATTTGCTCGTACAACAGAAGGTACATTCGAAGCTCCTACAAACACTAAGTTTGTTGGTACATTGAACTCAGCAATGAAGATCTATGTAAACAGCTACGCAAACGACAGTACAGACGTATTGATCGGTTACAAAGGTTCATCAGAGTCTGATGCGGCAGCATTCTATTGCCCATACATTCCATTGATGAGCAGTGGTGTTGTTTTAGATCCATCAACATTCGAACCAGTCGTATCATTCATGACACGTTATGGTTATGTTGAGTTATCAAATACAGCTTCTTCTTTAGGTAATGCAGCTGACTACCTAGGTAAAGTTGGTCTAAGCACAACTTACGGAAACGTTAAGTTTAGCTAATCAACATACCGAGAGGTTGTTTATTACAAAGGGCTCTTCGGAGCCCTTTCTCTTGATCAGATAAATACTTTGTATGACTTACACAGGGTAAGTTTTATGCGGAAATCCAACCGCGTACGGCCTAAAACGCCATTATTTCTTAAGGAGAAAACAAAATGGGACGTCCTCTAAATAAAAAATATTTCGCTAACACAAACTATCAAGACTTTGGTACAGCAAACGTTGGCGGTGAATCAGTTGCCAGCGTAGCAGTTACTGGTACATTTGATGGCAAA